AACAACCCGGAAGCATGGAGAGTGACGAACCATTGGTCCAAATTTGAGGAACAAGATCAATTCCCAAATGAATATGGAACATGGATGGATGACATCATCCACACTCAGATGCCTGATTTTGATCATGAAGTGTTCAACAATTGGATACTTCAAGGCAAGCCTGAATCTCCTCCCCAATGCCTGGATTTAACACCAGAATTTTACAAGCCCGAAGTGACATGCATCATTAACGATGACATTCACGTCGGTACTGGGATCAAACCTAGTAACGCTATCCAAGCCTCACCTGCCGTTAAGCAGGTTAACAAAACTGACTCTAAGAAGAGGCCCACTCACAAATTTAAAAGTGAGACTTCTTCTAATAAGTCAAATCAGTCAACGAAACATGGTGCAAAGAAAGCCCACCACCAAGCAAGCTCGATCGAGAGCTGCAGCTCAAAGGCGTCAAGCCGCAACTCGAAGAGGCCAAGGTCCCGCAAGGGGTCAAGGTCAAAGATTGGAGACCGCATCGTCGCTGGACGAACAAACAACTAGTTATGCGAAATTATTGGCTAATCCGTGTACTTCGAACCTTGTGCAACCTCTCTATGGAGCATCCGAGGGAGGCTACATGGCAAGGGTTACTAAGGTACTCGAAGTTCCGACCGATAATTTGTACGTGCATGGCTATTGTGTGTGGTTCCCCGATTACATTGGCGCATCGGGTAATGCAACTGCAACTACTCAACGCAATGGTAATATCTATATCTTTCAATCTACGAGTACGAGCTCTAATCCCACCAATACAGCTGCTTTGCCCCTAGGAATGGCGGGGTCATTGCAGTCAGTTAATGGACAGTTTATCAACGATCCGATGTTAGCAATTGCTTCCGGTACACTTGTACAGGATTGCCGTACTGCGGCAGCCTGTATTAAGTGGTCATATACTGGACGTAACGATGCGCTTTCAGGTCGTGTCGGTTATCTGAATAATGTACCCCGTGAAGCTATGCTCACAGGGGATTCTGGTCTTCCACCGGACGTCAACAATATGCTATTGTATTCTGATTCTGTTGCACGTTGTCCGATGGATACGCTTGAAAATAAGTTCCGTCCCAGTTCATCTAGTCAGTACTATAGGACGTCGGGAACTGTTTCGAGTGATGGACCGGATCTTGGTACGGATTGCTGCTTCCTAGCAGGAATTCCGGGAACGAGTGCGACCGAAGTCGCACAGGGTATTTCTTCTGGTTCCAGCAATGGAATCGGGTTCATTTGGAGCGGGGTTGCACCGGGAAGCAGCCTCGTAATGGAATTCTTGAAGGTTGTCGAATGGCGACCTGATATTTCATCCTCGCTTGTAGCACCTCCACCGACAACTTCCGCGAACGGAATGAATGTTGTGTCGAGGGCCATTGCTTTCTTGGATCATAAACATCCTGGATGGCAGAGGCGTGCTATGCACATGGCGGCTAGTGCCGCTGCGCGTGTAGCTCAGCTCGCGTTCACTGGTCCTGCCAATTTGGCAATTAGGACTGGTGTCCAAATGTTATCTGCTTAATCATAATGTTTCTCTTGTTTCTCCGAGAGTAAAATCGGAGGGTCCTCAATAATCGACTTATTATTGAAATTATTTACGTAAATTTACCAGGG